CCAAGCGCAGGCATGTGGAAGCAACGGGTCATTCACTGGCGGCTCGTTTTCTCCTGCTTATTTCGGCACAGCAGCGAACATGACCGTTGCGTTGAAACGAAGCAGCGGGTTAGCATCGGACAGATGGCATATTAGCGTCGGCATCTATTTTGAGAGCAATTTCACTCGTCTCGCATATGTCACAGACGACGCAACTTTTGGTTTAACCACGAGTTTTGTGAATAAAACTTTTACAACGTGGACTCCTTCCGCTCCAGGTCTCGTTGCTGGAACACTCTACATGCTTGTCGTTTTCTGCGTACAAACCCAAGGAGAAGGAATTGCAATGGTTGCCTATTCGGTTGGAGCCACAAACCAGGGGCATCTTGCCACCAGCGGATTCACCGACCCGTATGTGGCAACAACAAATTATACTAACTTGTTCAGCATTTTTTGCAGCTATACTTACACGCCTCCCGGACCCGACTATTATTCTCCAGCGGTCAAGGGCGTAGGAATCGCCCACTATTTTGCGGGTGGCATAGCTAATCTAACGTGCAACTGGACTTCAGTCGGCAGCTACCTTCTCAACTACACGTTAGAAACGAATAACACCGGCCATTTTGAAAATGTGACGTATGGTTTTCCAGCGAGCACGCTAACATGGATTGCAAACGTGTCCATCACTCTCAATTCTTCGGGACAGCAGGTTCTCGCCTGGCGCAGCCACGCAAACAACACGTATGGCAATTCGTCGACTCCATGGCAATACTGGGACATCTGGAAGCCTCCGCTGGGTATAGCTGAAAGCAATTTCGGCTTTAGTAGCGGCTACGGACTCAACGGCATCTACTACAACGCGACGGGAACGGGTGGCAGAGAATTCATTGCTATTGCCTACCAGAACTCCTCTTTTTCACCGTGGCATTATGAAGTCAAAGCTTACGATTTGAACATGAGCGTCTGGACGCCTTCTGTTTACGTGTCCACTGCTGGAACTGGACAGAGCGACGGCCATTGGGCACCGTCCATCAGCATTCTGCCAAACAACGCGAACCTAAGCCTCGTCTACATGCAATGCTACCAGAGTTACCTTTTCTACAGCATTGGAACGCTCGACCTCAAGACCGAAACAAACCTGACAAAGCTGATTTCAAGCTGGTCGGGCGTAATGCAACATAACATCTGCGTCTCAAGCGGCGAAGGAACGCCTGGACAATACAGTTATCCCGACGGTCTTTTCATGGACGACCGGCTAGTCGTAATCGTGCGTCGCGGAGCTGCTTCCTGGGGCAATACAACCATGATAGTTTATAACAGCACAAAGGAAAACAACGTTTTATCGGACGTTGAAGCGTTCAATAATACTTATATGGATTGGACCAATGTTGGAAATTCCCCATATCTCGATGATATTGGCGGGACTGATGCGACAGAAAACGGAGTTTACACATGGGCATATAGCGGCGCATGTGTAAGTGGATGGTTCAATTTCTCCAGTCTTGGCTATAACGACTATTTCATCGGTTCGACAATGACGCCAAATCCCATGAACGCCACTATGAAGGTGATGCTCGAAGTTTATGCCAGTCGGTGCGACAGCGGAATGTACACAAACGTCTCACTCAACGCGATAAACAATGTTGTTCTAAATGTTACCTCGACAGGTTGGACAAGCTCCAATATCACAGCATGGGTAAATAGCACAGAAACTATCCAATCAGCAAAAATTGCTTTGACTGCAAACAAAGGGGGAGCAAGCATCGCCATCAACATCACCAAAGCCCGCTTGAACGTGACTTGGATAGGCTGGTCGCAACCCGTCGATCTCATTCAAGTCACGCCGACGCCTGGCAACTTGTCGCAATCTGGCTGCCAGTATGAAGCTATGTCGCGGAACGGCTCGAAAGTTCTGCTTGCTTGGGTCCGTTGGAACGGGAGTAGCCAAACAGAAAACAATGTCCATTTTCTTTACAGTCCCGACAGAGGCGAGACTTGGAAGAACGTCAGCGGAACGACTATGAGCGCCCTGCCAATCTACGACAACCAAACTGATACGAAAATTGCCGATGCGCCTAGCAGAGTGCGAGCATCCAACCCAGTTATCGACGAAAACGAGAAGGTTGTTGTTCCGTTCACACGTTGCGATGCTGGCATCTACGGGCGGCATTATGATTGGTATCTTCGCATCGCCCAATATAGCACGGCCCTCGGCTCGCTAGGAACATGGGACATAAACAACGCTGTCGACCAGAATGGAGATATGATTTTTGGCACGTCAACCGAAGCCAGCTTCTGCGTCAACGGCTATTATAATCGCCCTTCGTTTTGGACATCCGGAAACCAGAGCAGCAGCAACTTCTATTCCACCAAATACGTGCGTTTTCCCAATAACTCTTCCAAGTTTTTTGGCCTTGGAACCGCGATTTCAGGACATAAAAGTCTAATGCAAAATAACTATGTAGTCCGCGACTCCCTGATGAGCTACGAGCAAAGCGGCATGGAATTGTGGCTCGACGTATGCGGCGTCTTTCCAGGCGCGACGCAAACTGGTGCTTATGTCGGCACAGAAAGCCAGGTTTCCAACACGACTTTCTGGGGAAGCAATTTCACATGCATTGCGACGGGAACCATCACGCGACTATCAATCTGCGGAAACACTAGCGTTGCAAACAGTTGGTGGCGAGCAGCCATTTACTTCGCTTCCAACAATTCGCTCCTCGTCAATAGCACCTCAAATTATGCGTTGACCACGGGCACGACTGGTAATGGTTGGTTGCTCGACGCGAGCATCGATCCCACCGTTCTTTACGCTGGGACCAACTATCTTCTCTGCTTTGCTATGAACATTACCAACACGTTCAGTTATCGCTTCGACAACAGCACAGTTATCAACCAAACCTTTGTCTATCCAACAACCGTCTTTCCTCCGACGACGGCAGCATTTCCCGATACGCTTAATGAAGGTAGCAAAACCAATTATAACCGAACCATAAGCCTGAATGCAGTCTCTTCGTTTATCATGGTCAAGGGTATGGGCTGTGAGATCGTGCTAGCTGACTTTGCCGTGAACACGACGGACGTCGGACAAGTCTGCAACTTCACCGTGACCGGAAGCACCGCAAACGGCCTGATCTACACGGAGTTTCGGACTAACAATACGGGACATTGGATCAACGGTACAGCTCCTGCAGGTTCGTCCCGTCACAACTGGACTCTCAATTATGACCAGCTTATTCTCATCAACTTCACGGAGCCCCTGAACACTACGCAACAGGTGATCTTTGCTGAGATATGGGCGGAGGATTCGACCCAACGGTGGAGGATGGTAAACTATTCATTCTCGACGACGGGGTCAAGTTTGAATATTGGCTGGAATAATTTTACTGCGTGGACGCTCGACGTTGGTTATACGTTGGCGCAGGTAAACGCGAGTTTAACATATGACGGGATCAACTACGGCGTGCTTGTGTGTGAATATGCGAACGGTACCAGGTACGAGTTGATTTTCGGCTGGGGCGGCGACGAAACTGTCCCCGTTACAGCAGATAGCAAATTGTATTTGCTCGTGAATGTGGCTGATGAGTGGTGGCACGCCTACGGCTAGAAGCCTGCGGGTTTCTGTTTTTAGTGTTGCCGTTTTCCGTCAAGGTACACGAACACCGCGAGCAGTAACAGGCAGAACGGAGTGGCTAGCCCGAAGAATTCCATCACTGCAAGTAAACGCGTCGTCCAGTCAGGCATTACAAAAGCGGCTAACACGAGCAAGGAATCAACTAGAAATACTAGGACTACGATTCCGCGGAGTCTTTCTTCTGTTTTACCCATGGGATTCATTGCATATCAGAGGGGACTATCCGTTTTCTGATTCAAAAATCTTTCTAGAAGATTATTCTGGAGGCTTGTTCTATTGACTGTTCAGAATCCGTATGTCGTTTATGGCACCATAACCCTTAACGGTGTAGCCCAGGCATCGACAAATGTCCTTGTCAGAAACCACTCGAAAAGCCAAGAGTACACGACCGTCACGGATTCTGCTGGAAAGTATCATGTTGACCTGGGAGACAAGACAAAATATTCGCTGGACTATGCCGCTAACGACACAATCCGCGTTACATCTCTGAGCCACATGCACGAGACCACGATCACCGGTTTAGGCACGTCGCCTCCAACAGGCGCCAAGCAAGTTGACATTGCCATCGTCACGTCCACGCGAACCATTTCAGGAAACGCATGGATCAAATCGACGGCAGGTGGAGAGCAAGGCATTAGCGGTAACGCGCAGATCAAGACAACATCGACTAAGACTCGCAGCGGGAACGCTTGGCTCAAGATAACGGTGACTAAGACGGTCAGCGGCAACGCTGGGATCAAGACAACAACGACCAAAACCGTCAGCGGCAACGCGACGATCAAGGCGCTTGTGTCTGGAGAACAAACTGTCAGCGGCGACGCCCAGATCAAAACAACAACCATAAAGACCGTCGGCGGCAACGCTGGGATCAAGACAACATCGACTAAAACCGTCAGCGGCAACGCGACGATCAAGCCTCAAATTACCACTACCAAAACGATTTCTGGGAACGCCCGGCTCAAACAGACTGCGATGCAGACGGTCGCGGGGAACGCTGAGATCCGAGCGTCAACAACGTCGAAAACTTTAAGCGGCAACGCGACTATAATTAGGAACGTATCAGAGCTTAGCGCGGTCGTCGGCTCCGTGGAAGTGGTTCCCGCGATCAACGGGATTGTAGAGTTGATTCACGGATAGGTTGTTCAAACGGTCTGGTGTAAGACTTCGAGTAAGACTAGACCATAGCGACTATAGAGATCGGCGAAACAATCAAGATCAGAGTCACCTGGCGCGACGACAGTGGAACCCTTTTAGACCCGGAATCGCAGGAGTGGATCATTTATGATCAGGATGGACTTGTGAAGGAGACTATGGCCGAGAGCGACCTCACCCAGGAAGGTCCGGGCATCTACTACGTGTTTTATGATGTTCCAGCAGACGTGACAGCTGGGACTTGGCGTGTCGTATGCAAAGCGACGAAGAATGTCATTGTGGGAATCGTGGAGAAACGCTTCAGCGTTTATAAGGTGTGATCGGGCATGGCTGCTGTACGACCTGATGAAGTGCGAGGCAGAATCAAACTCACGAAAACTGATGTCGGGGACGATCAGGTGTGGGAATTCATTCGGGATGCTGCCACGGCCATTGGATTAGACATTAACAAAGCCGTCGGGCACGGTGACTGTTCAGATGCTGAAGCAGTGGCGATCCGAAATTTAGCCGCTATTTACTGTGCAGCGTACATAACGGGTGGCGCCAGTAGCGGCTTCGACTTCACGCTAGGCCAGCTTTCCGTGAAGAACGTAAGCCAGAACAGCTTGGCAATTTCCGTTTCAATCTTGAAAGTTGAGTTGGACCGGGTCCTCAAGAACTTGAAGGACACTGGATATACTGGATTCAGGGTGTTGAGTGGTTAAGTTGACACGCATCAGCGATATCCTCAGCACGCATGGCGTCGACGTGCAATGGCTGCAGCTCCAGGACGACAACTCGTACCTGGACAAGGGAAACATTCGCGTCAGGCACGAGCCCTCAAAGTCTGAAGAAATCTTTATTGAAGCTGGGTACACGTCAGCTGACTATGAAGCAATATTCACGGAGACTGCTGTGGCGCGAAGAGATCGGCTTGTATTTGACGGCAAAACATGGCAGATCCTGGATTCGTTAAAGCGTGTGGCAGTGGGTGAAACCTTCTACGAGGCGACTGTTCGGAGGCTGCTAAGTTGAGCACTGAAGACCCTTGCACGACGATCAAAAACCTGCTAAGCGACGTGACGAATGGCGTAAAGTTGAACAAGGATGATGGCATAACGCCTGCAACCGTACACGTGGCTGACGAATACGCTGAGGATGCCTTTGAGAAGTACGACGTCGTAATCACGGTCGGCCATGCTGGAACTACTGAAACCTTCCCCTTCGTTGGAATGACACGTAAACGTGTAGCAGCAAATTACGCAGCAGGCTTGTGGGCTCGTGACAAGACGGGGATCACGGGAAAACGAATACTGTGGGATGCGCACCAGGAAGTCAGCCGTATCATCGACGCAAACGCCACTAACCCCGGTGGGATTCTAGATCGGATGCGTGTGTCACGCCGAGCGGAAAGTCCTCGGATCGACATTAAAGCGCCTATCTTTCATAGTATCGTAATAGTTGAGACGTTCAGAACAGTTTTGATAGGGAGTGCATAAAAAATGAGTTTTGAGTTTACCGGAGCCGACGTTAAAGCCTATTTCGTGCCTGAAACAGCATATGGAATATTACCCGATGTCCCTTCATTTAAGCGGTTTGGAGAAATAGCGGATGTCACTCCAGGCCTGGACCCGAATAACCTGAAGCATCGAGGGCTAGGCTCTCGCGATCTCGCGGCGATCAAGCGAGGCCTGCGAGGGGTGCCACTCAAAGTCAAGTTTGTCCCGCAAAACACGACGTTCATCGGCTACGCAGTAGACATAACCAAGAGTTTCTGTGTGGAGCTGCAGTATTTTCCGGGACTCTATATTCTGTTGAAGGGCTTAAAAGTGGATCAACTGCAGGGAAGCATCAACAGCGAAGACTACATCTTCCTAACTGCCGACATGATCGGACAGGATATCGAGCTAGCGTTATCTCCCTTTGGCACTGACTATGAAGCTGCCTTGTCCGCTACACCATTGAGCTTCGAAAACAGTTACCTCAAGAAGAACACGGCGCCCGTTGAAAACTATTATGGACTCGAATTTACGATTAAGCATAACTTGAAGCCGAGACCTGTAATCCGAGCGACTGACGCGCACTTACTAAAGTTTTTGACGGCGAGACAGCGGGATCTCACTGGAAAGTTTAAGGGCGTTTGGCATGATCTGAGCGAGCTGACCGACATTGTCAACGATACTGAATTTGACTTGGAAGTCGGCTGGGGCACGAGCAAGTGGACGTTCAGTGCCTGCAAGTGGGATAATATCACGTTGCCGGCGGCCGGGGTGGAGCCAGTGGATTTGGATCTGCCGTGGACCGCCAAAACATATGCGTTCACGTAGGAGGTGACTGACTATAACAGATTGGACGAGACTTAACCCGATTCTGCTTGTTGCTCTTGTTGTCATAATTCTCGCTAGCATCTTTGGAGCCTACGGCGCTCTTATGTCGTACAGACAGATCCTCAGCATTGGTCGTGTCAAAGCTTTTGGCGTCGAAGTTTTTAATGATCAAGCATGCACAATTAATGCGACTCAAATCAACTGGGGAATGGTGTCTCCAGGCGAGACGAAAAACTACACGCTCTACGCTCGCAACCCGGGCAACGTTCCCATCACCTTAACTCTTGCGACTACAGGTTGGCAGCCGGCAAACGCAACCCTCTTCATCACGCTTTCCTGGACCTATAACGGCTCTGTGATTGCGCCTGCGGCAGTTATTCCGCTGACGTTCCAGCTAGCTGTTATACCTAGCATATCTGGCATTGACAACTTCAGCTTCACGATCATAATTACGGGTGTTGAAAGTGCATAGCAAAACCTTAGACATTGACGATTCCTTTGGCGAGGAATTCCAAGGCCGATACGTCTTCGCAGAGATCACTATCGGCACCAAGAACCGCATTACGCAGCGGTACACGCACTATAACAGGGTGACCGGGATCGTTGAAGAGGCCGATTACGCTGCTATTCAAGCGGAGATCCTCATAGCCAGTCTCAAGGAACAGCCGAAGAATAAACCCTTGAGCGTGGCTCGGTGGCTTAGCGAGACCGAGGGAATTCCTGCACGGCTAGCAGATCTCTTATGGGGAACGTGCCAACAACTGAATTCACTGGACGCTTCTGAAATCCGTTTTTTATTGCTGCAGTTAGACGAGGGAAGCCGCATCCAGCTCTTTCGGAGTTTCGACTATGCAAAGAGTTCCCCGGATTTATCCAAACAGAATATGCCAACCAGCCAGCAAAAAGAATCGAGCAATTCACCGTGATCCTGCAGGTGCTGGACAAGATGGCTGAAGAGGAACAGAAGAAAGCGGAAAGGGAGGCTGGAAGGCACTGAGTTTCGAATGTACGGTTGATGTTGTAGGTATCAAGGAGTGCCAGGCGATCATGGCCGATTTTGAACCGGCATTACAGAATGCAGTTTTTCGGTACCTCCACAGTTGGGTGTCGGATGTGAAGGCAGCAGCGATGCGGTATGCTCCGGTCCGGACGGGCTTTCTCAGAAGCTCGATTTACGGTGTTGTCAGTGACTGGGTCGCTGTTATTGGCGCTGAAGCGACTTACGCGATGTTTGTTGAGATGGGAACGCGGCGTATGATGGCGCAGCCCTTCATCAACCCTGCAATCCAAGAGTACCTTCCAAACTTGGAAGTCATAATTTGCGAGGCGATTGACGAGGCAAAAGTGGAGAGTGGCGACCCATAGCAATGAAGGAAATTTCCATCTATATTCGCGCTCATAATGAGGCAACTTACGGTCTGCGCAGTGTAGCCAGGGATATCGCCAGTTTAGGCATGTCAGCGATGGCCGTGGCGCATCTGGGAGTAACGTTCGGCCTGTTCAACAAGGAAATGGGCAATACGATCATGACTGTTGGAAGTGTCGTTTCGATGTCTGGCATGCTATTTCGTGGCATAGCAGCCTTAAGCCACATGACAGTGTTCGCGACGGCGATTGAATGGGCGCACAACGCGGCTTTAGCCATGAAGGTTAGCCTGATGACGATTGGAGTGGGCTTGGTAATTGCGCTCAGTGCATATATGGTGTATCTGGCAGCCGCAACCAGAAGCGCGACTAATGCACAGACGGACTACAATAATGAACTCGCCAAGATGCCGACTCGAGGCGTGTTCCGTGTCGGTGAGGAAGCTCTCCGAAGAGGTGTCGAGGGACCGTGAGTGATGCACCGGTTAAGACGAGAATCGAGATCTTTCGTGGGACGTTAGCGGTGCATTGTGGAGACGTTGATAATTGGGAAGGTTGGACCGCAAGTTTAGGCACATGGACTCGCGCCGGCGATTTTGCCGCTCTCTTCATTGATTCGGGCGAAAACCTTGCGGATGCGGAAAAGGCTGTTTCGCTCAATACGACCATATCTCCATACTGTATTGTGCGCGTCACTTATCTGGACGGAACATTCTGGCGAATTTTCATAAAGAGAGCTGACACTCACGTTTGGGTCCAGGCAGGCGAATACAATTCTACTGGAATCAAGAGGATCAACCTGACCAGCGCGTATTCTGGCCTTATAGAAGCGATTCAACTGGAAGTATCCGGGTCCCAGTACCAGCAGTGCGAGTGGGATTACCTCATTGTTTCAGACAAGAGCGATGTTGAAATTACGGACACGAGCCTCGAGCTGGAGGATTGCACGATCCACCTGGGACAGACGGACGAAGTGGACGATTTTGAGCTTCTCCTGGACAATTTAGACCATAAGTTTACGGTAACAACACCGATCAGCGAGGGCGACCATATCAAGATCTACGGTTGCCGAGAAGGGCAAACAGGCCCGTACTATCCCCTGAAGCTCTTCTGCGGACGCATTGAAACGGACAAACTCTCCATCAAGCCAGCGGTCAGTAACAAGGTAACGCTTTCGGGACGTAGTTATGGTGAGGAGTTATTCCGTGATGACATCACCGCACTTTATGGACGCGCAAATTATGAAGGTTGCGATGACGCAGAAGACCATCACCAAGAAGGCACTTATCAGTTAGTGGGCACAATAGTTTTTGACCCTGCAGCAACCGAGCGCGTTCACGTTCAAATGTGCACGAATAAAGTCTACCTTTCGACGGGAAGCGTTTACGGGCTCCTAAAGTTTACTTACCTAAGGGAAGGCGAGGGCGAGACAACCATCGCAACGGACCTCAAATTCAGCGACACATCCTATTGCGCGAAACAAGTCGGTTGCGATGTGCTCGGCGAAGTCGGAAAAGACGTTACCATCTACTGTTATACTAAATGTGAAACGGGCGGGGTGTACGATTGTTATAGCAAAGAGAATCGTGCAACTGCTGACTTTCTGGTCGAAGCAAGCGTTATCGTAAAAGACATAATCGACAACTACACGACTCTCAAACATGCAGCGGGAGAGACGGAGCTAGTGGAATCCACCGATACATACCTAACTGCTGAGTACGAGGATACTAAAGTCTTTGACGCGCTCCAGAAGTTGGCTCAAGCCAGCGACAAGAGCGGAGCCGTCGGCTACGTGTTCCGCGTTCGCCATGACGGACTTTTCCAATGGTTTCCGAAAAACTCAAAAACTAACCCTATAAGTTTGACGGACCTGATGGAAGAGTTAACATTCACCAAGAGTATAGCTCGCATTCGAAACGCCTTCACGGTTTTTGGGAATCCATCCTGCAGTATTCCGCAGGGACAAGACTGGTGCGAAAATTTGACAAATTGGAGCGCAAGCATCGGCTCCATATCATTAGTCACAACGGGCACCGCAAAGTCGGGTGTCGCGTTTATCGAAGGCGAAAGCACGGATACAACGCCTATGAGACTAGAGTTCAAGAAGACTTTTCCACGATTAAGAAATATGCCTGCGAGCCTTCGATTCTGGGCGAGTGCACTTGCTCCCGCATGTGTGGCGACCAAACACGTTCGGCTTCTTGCGCCTGACACCGACAACTATTTCTACGCGACCATAGCGACAGCCGCTTATGAGTGGATATTAAACAATTTACCGTTTGGGCACGCAACTGAATATCAGTCCCTAAACAATCCCAATGGCACATGGTTTAAACATGGATGCCCACGATGGACAAACATTTGCGGGATTCAATTCTTTCTTGAATTTACGGGCTCGGAGCAACATTATCACTGGGGTATTGACGCGTTGCATTTTGCTGACGCTCGGTTCTACGCAGAAACTGAAGATACGCCTAGCCAAGGGACCCACGGCCTGCGACGTTTGAGTCCCGAAACGGACGATGAACTTTACAGCTACACGGAATGCAACCTTAGAGTTGCTGCGTTGAAAGCCTACTATAAGGACGCGCAGAAATCGGCGACGGTTCACTCCAAGCTGATTGAGCAAACGTTTACTGATCGACTGCTAGCAGCCGATAAGATTCGCGTCCAAGTCACCGACGACAACATCGACGAATGGCTCACCATTGGATCCATCGAGTATGCACTCAATCAAGATCAAGAATTTGAGACGGTGCTTACGCTTGGCATTGACCCGCCTCGTTTTGCAGATTTTGTTTATGCGCTTCAGAGAAGCCGAACCACGTATGCTCGCACGAAAGGCACGGGTGGCGGAGGCGTTGGTTAGGAGGCGTGTTCTAGTTTGACGAAAGAAGTGGATAGGAAATTGAAAGACACGGCGCCAGGCGATCTTGTTGAGGTCGTTTGGGGCGACGCAAGCATCGGAAAGAGCTTGGACAGCGGACCCCTCGTGGATATTCCCGTTCACAGTTGGGGCGTATTCATAGGGATTTTAGGCGAGAAGAATAAGCACATCATCCTGGGACAGAACAGTTTCCGCTTTGCGGATGGCCTCTACGACATTGACTATACGGCTATACCGTTGACCTGGGCCTCAAGCGTTAAGGTGCTCCAGAAGCAATCCGTAGCGCCCGATATCGCCAAGCATCTCCTCTACAGCTTTATGAAGGGCGGCAGACGTAGAGCAGCGACTCCACGAAGTAAGACTTTTCAGAGGAGTTTAAGGATTCATGGCGGACTGGATTAGGCGTGCCTTGACCCGGCGCAGACCTCGAGGCGAATCTCGTGCGATCGAGGAGGCGGACGAGCGGCTCGTGATCTTGGTGAAGTTTGCGTTAGGCATGACCGGCTGTTTAGCAGCTATCGAAATCGGTCACCTAATCGTGCTGCATTCATGGAATAGCGAGGTTTTCGCGGCTATCACCGGCCTGATCGGTACAGTGTCAGGGATTTTCATAGGTCAGAAGGCGAGCTAGAAGTGACTTGGCGTCATATCGAACTTGTCCGGGCTCTTACGAAAATCCGAGAGGACATTAAAGTATTGAGTGATCGCATCGAAGCCTTATCTCATATTCAACCTGCACCTCTAAAGCAAGTCTACTTATCCACGGGTATACGGCTAACCGCGGATACTCTCAAAGGCTTCTCTGGACCTGCCTCAGCTGAGCAAATAGCCAAGATTACGGGTCGATCTCGTCCAGTGGAAAGCTCGCATTTGAATGAACTTTTTAGGACAGGGATCGCGAACAAGGGAAAGCGAGGCCGTAAGAAGGTTTTCACGCTTAAGGAGGAATATTATGCCGAAGGGTAAACCGTGGACCAAGGGTGAGGATCAGGCCCTCATTAAAATGTTCAGAAAAGGCAAGACAATCGAACTTATCGCAAAGGTTCTGGGCAAGACTGAGATTGCAGTGTATATGAAGGTGCGACGGTTAGGTCTTCGAGTAGAAGAAGAAAGTGAAACGAATCGAGTTTCTTCTTCTTCTCGCCCAAAATTGCCCGGCGAGTTGCCGTCCATCGAGAACGTTATGAAGCGCTTGAGTGCTGCCCTAAACGCCTTGGAGCAGCCTGGCATCGACAAGAAAGAGATCGTTAGGCTCAGATGTTTCATTCTAGGAATCAAAATCTACAAGGAAATGTTCGCTGATTTTGTGCATTACCGTGAGATTGAGGTTGAACTTGTGGAGTTGAGGCAGAGGTACGAGGAACTTGCGAAAAAAGCCCAGGACGATGCATCCAAAGCGGCTCAGTCTTGAGCATGACCGGATCAGCGTCAGTGTCAAATCGCTGAATGTTGAGTATGATCGCCATATTGACGCACTCAAAACTAAACCAAGCGAATTTGTCCGTCAGATCTTAGGGTTCAAACTCTTCGATTACGAGGAGAAATTCGTCCAGTTGTTTCAGGATAACCAGTTCCTAGCTGCCCGGTGGTGCAGGCAAAGCGGCAAAAGCTGGACCGTCTCGGCTTTGCTTCTGAATTACGCGCTCAATCACCCAGACTCTTACATTGGCGTGGTAGGCCCTAGCTGGCGCCAGACAAAACTCAACATTAGACGGATAAGCTATTTTCTGCGCAAGATATCGCCACAAAAATACCTTAAACCCGGCAGAACCGTTCTCAGATTCACGAATGGTTCAGTCATCGAGGCTTTCCCAAATAATCCCGACACAATCCGTGGGCCTACGTTAGCCGCGATCTGGTGGGACGAAGCCAATTTCACGCCTTGCGACCAGGACCTTTATGACGCGATCCTATTCACGTTAGGCACTACGGACGGCAAACTCGTGGTCACAAGCACGCCCTGGAATACCGATTCGCTTTTTTGGAAAATGTGCAATCACAAGGACTACGACGATTTTGCAAGGCACCACGTAACATGGCAGCAGGCACAAGAACCCAACGGACCTCTGAAGAAGGGAATTCTTGACAAGATTCGAAAACAGTTTGCTGAGGATCCTGCCCGTTGGCGTCGAGAAATGGAGGCGGAGTGGGCGGAGGACGAGGATGTGTGGCTGCCGCAGAGCCTAATCGTCTCATGCGTCGGAACCGAACGGAATTGCGGCGAGGACTTGCAACCCTGGAATCCGGAGCAAGGCAATGAAGGCGACCTGTTCGCAGGGTTAGACCTTGCCCAGGTCCGGGATTACTGCGTGTTCAGCGTCATTCAACGCTTGAATAATCGCTTGTTCCTGCGTCACCTGAAGATTTTTAGTCAACCGACAAAATACTCGCATGTGCTCGGATACGTGAAGATGCTTCAGGACCGTTGGGGCGGGTTCTCAAAGATGCGTGTTGACTTCACGAAGGAAGGTCCGAGCATCATAAGCGATATGACGGACGCAGGCATTAGGAACGCTGAAGGCGTGACCTTTAGTCTTCCTAGGAAGAGTGAGATGGCTAATTTGATGAAGCAGCGCATGGGCGACCAGATGTTTTTCTATCCCTTATTGACCTGGGAGAAGCCCTATCGCTGTGATGTCTGCACAGAACTTAACGTGGAGCGGTATGAATTACGCAAGGACGGAGCAATCGCATTAACGCACCCAAGCGGAACTCATGATGATGTTTTCTGGAGTATCGCTCTTGCCATCTTTGCAACGGTTGAAATGAAGGTTGTGGATTTGGAGGCGCTCAGGTTTGGGTGAACTTAAGGCAATAAGAAAGAAGTTGGTTAAGCGGAAGGTCGAGGTTGCGGAGAAAGTCAAATTGACCCAACAAGCCGTTTCAGAGAAAATACAAAATTTACCAGAATTGGTAAAACTTGTATGGCAATAAGAAAGAAGTTGGTTAAGCGGAAGGTCGAGGGTGTATCGCATTGAGGAGATATCGTCCCGTCGACTCTGCGGCACGTCCTCGCAGGTTTGTGTGGGATCCTCGCGGCACGTATGAGGTGCTCAGCGAAACTTCTAGATCACCGTTTCGGCGTGTGGGAGGCAAACGCTACATTGCAAAATGGATTATCCAGCATTTTCCAGAGCATTCTTGTTACGTTGAACCTTTCGGGGGAGGAGCAAGCGTCTTACTGCAGAAGGTACCCAGCAAAATCGAAGTTTACAATGACGTCGACGGGCATCTCGTAGAGTTTTTTGACACTGTGAAAAAGGGTCCCTGGCAGGTGATCGCGATTTTGGAGCATATGCCGTACAGTCGCCTAATGTATGAGGGAATGGTGCGAGTTGCGCGAAGGGGGGTATATCCAAAAGATAAGGCTGAAAGGGTTGCCATGTGGCTTTACATGCAGTGTTCGGGTTTTTCGGGCAGTGACAAAGCCGGCTGGGGCCACAGCAAAACTCAAAGTGAAGGCCGCAGGTTAATTCGGCTTTCTAATCGTCTCATCGAGGTTAGCAATAGGCTTCGCGGAGTGGACTTGGAGTGCCATGACTTTCGCAAGATCATAGAAACCTACGATGGACCGGACACCCTGTTCTATTGTGATCCACCCTACATCGACACCGAATTTTACTATGACGCCAAGTTTGGCATGAAGGACCACGAGGATCTGGCCAGACTATTACACGCCGTCAAAGGCAAAGTATGCCTGAGTTATGGCGTGCATCCAAAAGTGGATGAGTTATATGCTGGCTGGCGACGCGAATCAAAAAGGGTGCTTTGTCACAGTTTTGGCATCACTCGGAACACTGGCCCAAAAGCTAGGCCGATGCGGACTGAGCAACTGCTCATGAATTATTAGGAGTTTCTAGGCTTGAGAAGACGTCAAGAAGGGTCTCGTGTTTACCAGTTTCGGAGGATCTATATTAATGCTCAGGGCAAGTTTACGATTGAGTCTGGCGACGTCAGGCCTGCCCTCGCTGGCGAAACGGATGAGGTTGCCCTGCTCTTCGACCGCTTCCTGGACGGCCGAGGCTTCATTCCCAAGGGAATCATTCACAATTTGATTGACAAACAAACCTACGTATATCTGATACGATATGGTGGCGATATAGTTGCGGTCGCGATTGGCCGCAGGGGTGGGACGCTTTGGAACCTGCTTGTGCATCCGGACTTTAGAAGTAAAGGTTTGGGCGAGGCGCTCGTGAGATTTATAGATCCTGAAAAGATTCGGGTTAAGTGGACGGCCAAACGCCCGATCAGCGACCCGACAGGGTTTTACGAGCGATTAGGTTATCGTTTCGCGGAGTATGTGGTTCCGCGGAATGTGTGGGCTGCTGGAAAATACCGGAAAACCGGGGATCAGGCCACGATAAAGATCATGCGAAAAAAAGAAGGTTAAAGGTCCTGGAGCTGAAAATCGTAGACCGTGACCTTTTGGGCCGGGTTCCAGGCGCCATTTATTTCTGTCCAAGCTCCACGGAATTCCTCCAGGCTCTTGAATCCTTCTTTTTTGGCGTCTTCCAGGGTTATGTTGCCCAGTTGCTCTTCGCGCACTCGTAGAATTCTTATATGCGCTGCTGACCTGTCGAATCTTCGGCAACGCACACCGTAGACGTGGTCGACTCTGAGATGCTGCTGATGGATCCTCCGAGTCTGGGTTTTCTTGCCCTGCAGCACTTTTTCTAGCAACTCACGTTTAAACAGCGGCATTAAGCATCAAACTCCTTCTCGAAACAGTCTTTACATAATTGTTTAGTCGCAGACTCTATGGTACATTGCTTTAGCTTGATGCGATCCTTGCATGTTGCTGCTTTCACAAATTCGGGAATAGTTAAAGAGCGTCTGCCAATTGGTGCATTGCAACCTTTACACTTTACCAATTTCAAGGTTTTGCCTCCCTTTAGGCCGTCCTGTCGCGCAACCTATCGGTTCGGGTGCTTCTTGTGGTCTTGTGACCGCAGGCCAGGCATCGCCAATTTTCAACAAGCCAATCGTGACCGCATCCCTGCTGCAGGTGGGACCTGTATGCGTGCGTAGTTACTTCGTTGCATTTGCCGCACAGCTGCATTTCCGTCACATCCTCTTCTATGTATGGCTCTGCCGGCAGGTCTCGCCTGGGCGGCGTCGGCTTCTCAGGTTCTAAACCTACCTTTTTCCTGCAGATTATACCCAGTCCGGTTTCCAAGCTTTTTTTACTCGTGATTACAAGTCCGCAGCGCGCGCACCTGGCCCTGTTTTGCGTGCGCAGCGCCTTCTCGATTTTGTGCCTATTGCCGATAAGCGTGGCCATATGATATTTTGCGAGCACCTTGACTGCTTCCTCCCGATCCAACCGCGAGAGCCAATGGTAATGTTGCGTCAAATGTTGTGCCACTGCCAAGAGCTGCTCTTCGAGTACGTAGCCGAATTTTTCTTCCCTAAGTTTTACTGCCTCAACTAACCGATTGAGGCCTAAGACAGGCGATGTCTCGTCGCCAGACACAGCCCCTTCGGGCATGTTTACTGTTTTAACGTTTTGCATCTGCTAGACTCCTACCAGACTGACGTTGCGACCTTGCTTAAAAGCCTTTAAAAAGACCATTCCCCCTTGAAACAGGTCCTTACCTCTGTATTTTTTAACAAGTTGAGGGACATCTTTTTTCTCTTGAGGGACATTTACCCATGCTTTTTACATGAGGTCAGGGACAGTTCAAGTGTCCTCCAGAGACAGGTCCTCTTCAAACGGAAAATTGAATCCAAGAAGTGTTAACGGTGTAGACGGCGTTAACGGTGTAGACATTGAATTGAAGAGGAGCCTTTGGTGGCCGCCGTGATCTCGGAGTCTAGCCAAAAACACCGGCAGCCACCTAGACTCCCGGTTTTAACTGTGCCTTTACGTGCTTAATATTTCTATCCTGGTCTTTTCAAGTCTTCCAGGAAAGACTTATAAATGCACTATGTGTACAATGCCTTTATGTGGAGACGGCAAAGTGATTTCGAAACAGGCTTTAGATTCCAAATCTGAATCACAATTATCAACAATCAGTACCGCGATTTCATAACATTATAGTGCTTGGACATCAAAGACTGCCCCATTAGATTGCACCCTGGACATCCAGAATGATGATGAGATGGAAGCCAAAACTCTATCTTGGGAAAGACTATTCGGACACATCGGACTGTCTACGTACGAAGCCAAGATTTACATCTCACTCGCCATGTAGGGCCCTTCCGAAGCCAGAAAACTGAGCATGGCCTGCGGCGTACCCAGAACCAAGATGTACGGGACCCTGAAAAAACTAGTTGAAAGAGGCTTGGTTATCGAAATACCTGAAGAACCGCGAGAATTTGCAGTAACGTCGCCCGATAACGCCTTCAACACTTTCCTCCAAAGCTTGAAGACAGACCTATCGGAAAGAGTCACATCCCTCGTGGAATTTGAGAATGCCATCTCGTTCTTAGGGGAAATCTACAAGAAAAGACAGTCAATCAAACCTATCGACTCGCAAATGGGCGACGTATGGTTCACTCACGGACGCCCTGAAACATTACAGAGAACCGGCGAAATGTTGCCAAAAGCGAAAAGATCAATTGACATCATGACCACAGAGAACGGTTTAATCCTATTCTACAAAGCTTTCGACAAGTTGCTTGACAAAATGGCCGAAAAAGGCACAAAGATTCGAATCAAAGCACGCCTTGGACTATCCAACAGAAGGTTGATTCAAGAACTCAGATACGCTTATGAAGTAAAGCAAGCAGGTGTCATAATGCCGATCCTTTTTGTATGCATCGACGAAAGCAAGTTTGTTCTCGTTAGGTTGAGACCTGATAATGACAATCTGGAGTCAAGTGAGGATTTCGGATTCTACTCACAAAATCGAAATCTTTGCACTTTTTTCTTTTCATTGCTTGGCCTAAATCAAAAATAGAATACGTTCATACGTTGAAACTTTCCCTTAATCACCATCTGCCGACAAGGCAAGAAAATCGTGTTGTCACCGCTTCTTTCTTCGAAGGAGTTACACTATGTTAAGATAAACGGTAGCACTAGATAATAGGATTGGAGCTCCAAAAATGAAAACCAAGCGGTCTGAATTAGCAGGAACTAAGTCGGCGGTGACTATCTAATACTGTGAATGCGATCTCTAGAAGGATGAATAATGCCTACTCTTCACTTTCACGAGGAGAAATTGAAATGCCCATACAAGGGTTGCGGAAAATCTTTTGACAAGCCAACAGTCTTGATCGATTCATCCTCAATACCACGGCA